TTTTTAATTTAATGGATAAAGTTTTAGATAAAGGAGAAAAACTATGAACTTAACCAAAGATTTATTAAGAAGAATAAGAACTAAAATTCAAGGGGAGTTGAGTAAAGTTGAAGAAGAACTAAACATTACTCTTACTTTAGGAAATTGTAGTTATACAAGTAATAGAGCAAAGTTTCAACTTGAGTTACTTACTGCGAATGGTAAATCTAAAGAGCAAGAAGATCTAGAAGATATGGCACAATATCTTAATCTTGATTTAGATAAAATTGCAGAATGGAGTGGAGACTCATACAAGTTATGGGGTTACAAATCTAGAGCAAGAAAGAGTCCTTTCATCATTAGTAAAGTTGGAAGTGATAGGAAGTATGTAATTACTGAAAGCCATGCAGTAAGACTTTTCCAAAAAGAAAAGCCAAAAGTTGGAGAACTTACTCTAGTACAATAGTCAAAGTTAGGCATGAGTAATCGTGCCTAATCTTGAACATTGTCAATATGAAAGGGGAAATTATGGACAAAAATAAAATACCAACTCACGTTATTAAAAAGGTGAGAGAACTTGTGGACGAGTTGTTTTGGGAATACGATCGAATGTCATCAAGTGGTCAAGCAACATTAGATCACATTGCAAAACATTTGAACTTACCAACACAAGCAGAAATACAAGAAATAATTAATCAAAAGGGAGAAAAATAAATGAAAAGTGAAAGCAGAAAAACTTTTGAAAAAGCACAAATGGAATGGGAACTCAAATACTATTCTCAACTACAAGGATACACTATCGATAGTTTTTACTTCGAAGTTGATGATGTAGATGAGGGTTACGATAGTAGATTTCCAACATTTATTTTAACTAAAAAAGGGAGAGATGAAAAACAACTTAGATACCCAACTCTAAAGGTGCAAGTCTCTCAAGATGAAGAGGGCAATGGAAGTGGACATTTATTTATATCAACTAAGAGGGATAAATAGATGAGTGGTTTTAGTGATATAACAAATTGTCCTAATTGTGATGAGGAAATGTTTATAAGTGAAGAGAGTAAACCTTTTCATGCAGTAAATGGAGATTGTCCTCATTGTGGATTTTATTATCATACTCAAGCAGAACAGATGAGTTTGTTTGAACTTAATGATTTGAGAGAAGATCATGATCTCAAGCCATTAAAACAAAGACCTATTATTGAGGGTTGGTTAAAAGGTTATCTCAGACCAAGCTTTTCAGAAAACAATTTGTTTAGAAATGCAGAGTTAACTAATAAAGATACTCTTTGGTTCGAACATAAAACTTATAGTATTCGTATTGAACAATCAGAAGAGAATGATGGTAACCTTCATATCTATGTTTACGATACAGACAACATGGAACAAGGTGGAGATTGGATAGATAGATTAATCATTGAAAAAGGGAGAATATAATGACAATCAAAAAAGCATATAAAGATGACCATGACAAATTCATGGAGAATAATATAGATATTAATCAGTACATACAATTTGATGAAAAAGTTTGTGATATGATAATCTATTTTAACAAAAACGCATTTCTTGAAGATGCCTTGGAGTATTTACAAAAGGATAATCAAGACTATCAAATAATAGTGGTGGATTAAAATGAAACACTTAAATAGAACTCATGTTGATTTATGTAGTGGTATTGGTGGGTTTGCACTTGGTCTTGATGAGGGTGCAAAGCTATCTAAACCCATATTGTTTTGTGATACTGAAGAGTATTGCCAAAAGGTTCTATCAAAGAACTTTCCAAACGTACCAATCTATAATGATGTAAAGGAGATTGCAGATGACCCAAAAAGATTTATTCCAAGAAAAGTCGATATCCTCACAAGTGGATACCCATGCCAACCATTCTCAGTTAGTGGCAAAAGGAAAGGTGAAGAAGACGAAAGGCACATTTTTCCGTTCATTCACAGAATTGTTGAACAAACAAGACCCACTTTTGTCATTTACGAAAACGTTTATGGACACCTCTCATTGGGACTTGACGAGGTTCTCTTTGCAATGGAAAGCATCAACTACCAAACGAGGACATTTGTATTTCCGTCTTCATCAATCGGTGCTTGGCACAAACGAGACAGATTGTGGATCGTCTGTAGAGACCTCTCTGTATGCGACACCAAACACAATGGATCATCTTCCACCACGAAGTCCACAAGCAACGAAGAAAATGCAAGAGGGACACAGAAAGGGACGAAAGAGACCAAGCAACTTGAGGGAACAAGTAGACCCATTGACAATGAGTATGTATCCAACTCCAACGACAAAGGGGTTCGGTCATGCGTCAGAGGGTCAGACAATGATCTTCAGAAAGAAAGTGGAGAATGGCGAGATGACAGAGGAACAAGCACAAGCCATGATGGACGGAGTAACATTGAGACCACCAAGAATGAAGACTTGGAACTATCCAACACCACTAGCGAGGGATTGGAAAGACGCATCATACAATCCAACATGGAAAGAGAGCAGAGACAAATCGTTACCGAGAGAAGTCTTGAAGAACAATTATCATGGTGGGAAGTTGAACGTCAACTTCACGGAGTTCCTAATGGGGTATCCACAGAATTGGACAAAGATAGAAAACAACGACTAATAGCTTTGGGGAATGCAATATGTCCCCAAAACGCTACATTCTTAGGTTTAGCATTGAGAGGAGAATTTGAATGAAAATAGATCAAGATTATAAAAATGGTTGGAGATACATAGTTTGGGTCGGTGGTAATGACGACTACTATAAAAAGATTGCAGACGCAAAAAAAGACTTTGAGTATTGGGTTGATGATGGTTATGATGATGTCTTTCTAACCAAACTATTACCAAGTGGAAAGATGGTAGACTTAAATAAAAAAGAAAGAATAAATGAGTAGAAAAAAAGGTAGACCGAAAGGATCAGTATTAAGTAATGTACAGAGACTAGAAAAACTTAGGATTCTGTACATTGCTCATACTAAAAAATTTGGAAAAATAAGCGATGAAAGGTATCAAGGTGTGCTTGATGGAATAGACCTTTGCATGGAAGTCGCAGACAATATTAAGCTATTTGAAGAAGATTTGCATGGAAAGTCTTGACTTCAGAAAAATATGTGTGGTATTTCTTAATTGCACGAGGCAATTACGGGAATTGCTACTCAATGCCCTTGTCGGAGAGGGTTTTCCTCCCCTTGTCCTCTCCGACTACTTCATAATCACCTTCAATGAACGCAGACGGATAGGCTTTTCTGATTTCAGATAGCCTGGAAATAATTTCTTCTCGAGAAAGTTTATCTAATTGATGTACAACATTTGTTTCTCTTTTATCAATCGCAAGACCACCAAGTGCAGATCGTATCTTCTCTGCATTAACGGCTGCAGAGAACTGTCCAGAATCTTCTGCTCCTCTGGAAAGGTCTGCAAACCTCTTCAGTTGACCGAGCAAAGTAACTCCATACTTCTTTTCTCGAGCTTCACGAAGTTCTTTTACATGAGCTACGACCAACGGAAAATCTTTCCCATTAAGCAAAAGACTCGCAGTCTTACCAGCTTGACCCTCAGAATAGCCAGCTTTTCTAGCACATTCAGCATTAGAATAAGTGCCCTCTACAATAAATTTAGCAAATTCTTTTTGACGATTAGTAAGAAATTTCTCTTTTGGCATACCCCTATAATAGTGTTTCTACCATATTTTTTCAATTCAAAAGACAAAAAAATGTTCGCGGTCTCATTTGCTAGGCATATAAAGTGTAACATCTGTAACCAAAGTGTAACCAATACCCTTAGTGTCAGTAAGGGTTTGAGGGGTGTGGTTACAAGGTTACACTGGTTACACCTATTTTTAAAAAATTTTTTCAAACAAAAAATTATGACAGAAACACTATATGTTTGACAGAAATGCAGTTCAATGGGATAATTTAAGAAAGGAGTTCTTATGAGACCTACTTTATTAACAGATGAAGATGTAGATAGAAGAGCCCATGTTTCGTGGAGCGAGGCTATTGGACGAGTAGAACGCATAGTCATGGACACAGTAGAAGACCTCAAGAAGAAAGAGGGTGGAGACATTTATGCCGAAGAATTACTTTCATGTTGGAAGAGAATAGTAAAGGGTTGAATGTTTGTTGCTGTAATATTAGTTTGTTCTATGTATGCTAATCCAAAATGTGTGGAAGTTTACGATACGATAAAGCCATATGGTTATGAGAAGCTTGAAGATTGCCAAAACAGAATTTTTGAAATGGCAGTTGGAATAAGAAGCACAATACCTGTTCCACATTCAATGGAGATGAAATGTTTAAAAAAGGAGAATAAGAATGAACGAAGAACCTAAAAGCCATTGTCCAGGTAAAGTTTGTCCAAGATGCAAGATAGCTTTACAGACAGTAGAAGTGCATGGACATTTACAATGTGTGATGTGCAAAACAGTTGTTGAAGATTGTTGCCAAGGATCACCACAAAAATGAGTGACAATGTTTTAAAATTTCCGTATAAATTAAAGAAGACACAATTGCCATTAGAAAGAGTTTGCGATATGGCAAAAGCGAGGTTGGACAAAGTGGTTATTGCAGGCGTAACCGACCAGGGTCAAGTTCAACTACTAACGACATTCCAAGACCCTGCCGAAGTCCTATACTATTTAGAATCTGCAAAGATGGGACTAATGCAAGGCATGGTGCTAATGGAAGAGGGAGAGATAGATGAAGAAGAGTGACAAAAAAAACGTACACAATAAAGTTAGAGATAACGTCATCAAGTTTCCCAAATCACCCCCACTTAGCGATGGCGGTAGCGAGACAGATGTGGAAAGTGGGGAGGGACTCACATTCTATTTCACTCCAGATTGGGACACCAGTGGAGACGATCCAGAAGATAGCGAAGCTTGAGAACTGGAAGAGAGAAGAAAGAAATACTTTCGACTCTCATATAGGTTATTGGGGACCGTTCCTCACAATAGAAGAGTCATTAGAATTGTGTGATGAAAAATTTGAAGATGATCCTAGAGCATTGAAAGAAAAGAAAACTATGTGGAAGAATAAATATACAGTTCATTCGTCATCGAGTTCAAGTTTAGCTTGGGCCGAAGATACTTACGAATAATTTTTTTGTTTGACATATAGGAAAAACTGTGATTTAACTATAAAAAAAGGGAAGGAGATTAAGTGGCAACATTAAAGTGTGACTGTGGAAAAAAAGCAGACATAAAAGAAGGTGGAAAACTCTTGTGTCACGATTGCTATTTTAAAGAAAAGGGAGTTAAAAAAAGGGAAGGAACATGTTAGTAATTATAGAATCACCATTCCGAGGTGGTATAAAATTCGGACAACAACAGAACACAACATATGCAAGATTATGTCTTCATGATTCGTTGATGCGTGGAGAGTCGCCCTTTGCATCTCACTTACTTTATACTCAAGTTCTTGATGAATCAGACATTAAACAAAGAACAATGGGAATGAAGAGAGCATTCAAGTGGTATAGAAATGCGAACCTCATGGCAGTGTACCAGGATCATGGTATTACTGAAGGTATGAGAAAAGGTATTCGTGTTGCGAAATACTACAACATCAAAATAGTTTATAGAAGTTTATCACTGCAGGTGGATAGATGAGTAACGAAAAAGACAATAGATTAGAAGATGTTCTTAAAGAAGAAAAATATTGGCGAAAGAAACAATACGACTTTGAATGGAATGAAGACGAGCTCAATGCAACATGGTGTAAAAAACAAGCCGATTATTACAAGAACTTAATCTTACAAGGAGTATTGTGGGAGCCGAAGTTTTGACTGATTTTAAATACAAAACAAAACCATACCAACATCAAAAGGAAGCACTTGAAAAAAGTTACATGGAAAGAAACTTTGCATACTTCATGGAGATGGGTTGTGGTAAATCAAAAGTATTGATTGATAACATAGCTTGGCTTTACGAAAAAGCAGAGATTGATTGTGCAATAATTGTAGCACCAAAAGGTGTTTATACGAACTGGAAGAACAGTGAGATTCCTACTCACTTACATGATAGTATAAGGCACAAAGTTTACACATGGAAATCTAGTCTTACAAAAAGAGAAACGGAAATGCTCCGTGAATCGGTGACCGAGAGACAAAGACTTAGAATCATTCTCGTCAATGTCGAGGCTTTCGCTACAAAGAAAGTGTTACAATATTTAGAAAAAGTAATACACCGAAGCGAGTTTCTTTTAGCAGTAGATGAATCAACCACGATCAAGAACATCAAGGCGAAGAGAACAAAGGCACTTATAAAATTTGGAGAAGAAGCGAAGTATAAAAGAATATTGACAGGTGCACCAATAACGAAATCGCCTCTTGACTTATATGCACAGTTTCTTTTCCTAAACAAAGACATCATGGGATTTGATAGTTATTGGTCTTTTCAAGGACGTTATGCCGTAATAAAAAGTGTGAAGATGGGATCACATTCTTTCAACCAGGTCGTTGGGTACAGAAATTTAGAAGACATGAAGAATAGGATAGAGCACTATTCTTATCGCACAACAAAAGCAGAAGCTTTAGATTTACCACCAAAGATTTTTACAACAAGACAAGTTGATCTAACAATGGAACAAGAAAGACATTATCAAAGTTTGAAGAAAACTTCAGTTGCTCTTTTGGAATCTGGAGAGATGGTTACTGCTCCAGAAGTCATGACACAACTATTAAGACTACAACAATTATTATGTGGTTATCTTGTTACAGACAATGGTGAAGTTCAAGAAGTACCAAACAATCGCATGAATGTTTTGATGGAAACAATTGAAGAGATGGAAGGCAAGATCATTATATGGTCTAGATTCAGACACGACATCATTAAGATAACAGAGAAGTTAAAACAGACTTACGGATCAGACACAGTAGTGAATTACTTTGGCGACACAACTATGAAAGACAGAGAAAATGCAATTGAAAAATTTCAAAATTCAGAGAGTAATGTGAAATTTTTCATATCTAATCCACAGACAGGTGGCATGGGTATCACACTCCATGCAGCGACAAATGTTATTTATTATTCAAACGATTTTAATTTGGAGTCTCGTGTTCAATCAGAAGACAGAGCACATAGAGTAGGTCAACACCACCCAGTTTTGTATGTTGATTTGATGTGTCCGAACACAGTTGATGTTCATATTGTGAAATCATTGTTAAACAAAAATAGACTAGCAAGTATAACTTTAGGAGAAAAGGTTTTAGAATGGCTCAAACTTTAAGAAGACAAGCAATCAATGAAAACAGAAAGATTAGAGGAGAAAAGATAATTGGTTCGGCGGGAGAAGCCTTCACTGTTTTTACATTAAATATGTTGGGTGTTGAATGTGACTTGGTAAAACAAGATGGAACAGATATCGTAGCGACTAAATCAATTCATGGTAATTTACTTGTTGCTCAAAGAATAGAAGTTAAGACAGCAACATTTTTCTCAGACAAAAACTTGTATAGCTTTTCAACATCAAAAGGTGGAGACAAAAAACCTTATACAAAAGAAGATTGTGACATCTTGGCTCTGTGTGCCGTGAGACAGAAATCAGTTCTCTTTTTTAATGTAGAAAAACTTTCAACAGTAACAAAGAAAATTCACATCAATAGTTACATGAATGAGGAAGACGTAAAAAGAAGTTGGGAGTCTTCTTTATATGAAAGTCAAAAACACACATTTTATTTACTAAAAAATAAAAGAAAAAATGTTGGCGAACTAAAAGTAAATGCAGAAATTGTAAAAAATGTATAAGTTTTTATTTGACAAACTGGGTATAGTTGTGATAGATGTTTTATTAGATATAAATTTAACAATGACTATCTATATTAGGTTTATATCTTGTAAAGATAATAGCAATGACAGGGTGGTTTGCGAGATGCGATCACCCTGACATTAAAAGTGGAGAGGGTATGTTCCTGGTTTTTGTTTCCCATGTGCTACAGCATGGTTTTTGCTTTCCCAGGTTTCTCCTGTGTCCTCTTCACCTTTAATGTTAATAGAAAGGGAAGATAATGGATCCAAGTAAGTGGAAATCAGTTGCAGTACCAATAAGTATTTGGACAAAACTAAAAGAATTAGCTGACAGAAATGATAGATCTGTTGGTGGCACGATTTCATTTCTCACAAAAAGAGAATATGAAAAAACCGTTGACAATAAACCTACTCAAAGAGTAGGATAGTTAACGCATAAAATCTCGGAGTGAGAGTAATTTGACGACACTCATTACTCTCACTCTTAACAAAGCCGAAGGGCATAAACTTTAAAGAAGAAAGGAAGAACCATGAGTGATGTGTTTTCACTATTTGA